GCGGAGTCACGAGGACTCGTAAGGGAACCACCGTGGTTGCTTAGCCACCCTGCATGAGGACCGTTGGGGACGGTCGGCCGTAGCCTGCTACTCTTGGCGCTAGTCAGACACGCCTGTCAATATGAGAACACATCATTCACCACCTGACTTTGGTGAAACTTTTCTTCCATCATGAAGCCACACCGGGCAATCAGTGCGATCACCGAACCTTTGCGGAAGTTCGTCGACCTATAGTTGGAAACGGCGAAGCTAGCTAGTGTACTGTTGAGTATTGGATTCATACGCTTCGTTGGTACGGGAACAGTACCGCCGAGGTAGTCGAGGGCTTCTCCTAGTCCCGTCTTCATCTTCCGGACTGCCAGACTCAGCGCCTTATCCGTGCGGGCGATGTACTTCGACAGACTTTCACCTGTCACGCTGAGGAATGGTTTTGCTGTTAGCGCGTGTTGCACACGTCGAGCCATACTGCCGTAATCGCCCTGCTTCGCTGTGGACAGTGAGACCAACCGCCTATAGCCGCCAACACCCCAACAACTGCTAACAGATACATCACCGTCAGCCACACCACGAGGCGGTTCACGAGGCACCATCTTCACGCCCAGTCGGCGCACCTCCTGTCGCCACAACTTGATCAGATTGGCTGACAAGCTAGGAACGTCGTCACTTGCTAATACGTCAATCAATTGGTCATGCGCAATTCGACCGGCGTCTCCAGGCTTTAGGTTTATCTTCAGCTCCAGCGCCCGGGCAGCCACTTTCGTCATCCGCCAAGGTTGTAAGCCCACAAATTCTAACTCAGGTCGTGGACGTTCTGGAAGCTTAGGTTCTGGTCGTGACTCACCCGCCCATACACCTAGGCCTAGGCCGCCAAATGCTCGTGGAGTTGAAATCAATCCTTCAGGCAAGCGATGCTTCTGCGCCCAAGTCCGACTCAGAGACAGCCAGAGATCGAAGGCATCTGTTCCGCGTCGTGTGAGCGTCCGGCACGTGTCGTAGATAGCGTCGAGCACGCTGGATGGGCTCCAAGGTGTTGAGGACCAAGGTTTGCGCTGAGTCAGGCCGGGTATGGCGCGATTCGGATATCCGTACACTTTAGATCCGGTGTACCAGACGCGAAGGAACTCCATCTCATGCTGCCTCACACTGAATTTGCCAACGCCTCCCTCCACCCCAATGCGATCGTACGCCACTGGCAACAGTCGCGCTACTGATGCATTCTTGGTAAACAGTGCGCTATCATCGCCTCGAATCCAATCCTTGATGTCGTCCGTTCTCACTCCCGCCGACTGCAGACACTGTATCGCAACAGCGGTCATCACAGTGTTCCAAGCGTTACCGACTACGCTCGTTATCCTCAGCCCACTCATGAGACCGCCCAGCACCTTGAACTTCTCGACTCGCTCACCGTCTCGGCAAATCAACCAGCTGCGGTAAAAGCTTGAGCGAACCCGTTCCGCAACGGCGTTGAATAGAGCCCTTTG